TCCAGACTTAGATCAAATGTTATTTCAGCTACCTTTGATTGGTCACACATTTAAAAAAGTATGGTGGGATGCAAACCTAGAAAGGCAGTGTTCTCAATTCGTGAAAGCAGAAGATTTTGTAGTCTCGCCAGAGAGTAAAGATTTATACACCTCATCTAGATACACTCATGTAATTAGAATGCCACGAAACGATTTTAATAAATATGTAAAGACTGGGCACTATCTACCAAGTAAATATATGTCAGATGACATAGACCCAAGTGGGGATATTGGTAGCGATATAGAAGGCGTTGATCCTTACAATACTGAATCTACTGATGAGGTAATGACATTACTAGAGATACACTGCTATGAAACATTTGATGGCATAGATGGTGCTGACGATAATGACGATGAAAATATAGTAGCACTGCCTTATGTAGTTACAATTGATTACGATGCAGAAACAGTAGTAAGTATAAGACGTAATTGGAATGAGGAAGATAAGAAGAAAGCGAAAAGAGATTGGTTTGTAAGTTATAAGTTTTTACCAGGAACTGGATTCTATGGATTTGGTTTGTATCATATGATAGGTGGATTAGGTAGAGCAGCAACTGGATCACTTAGAGCACTATTAGATTCAGCGGCTTTTGCTAATATGCAAGGTGGCTTTAAGTTAAAAGGCAGAGTTACTGGGGGTGAGATGCAAATCAACCCAGGAGAGTTTGCTGACCTAGATGCTACAGTAGATGATGTAAACAAGGCTATAATGCCTTTACCATTTAAAGAGCCATCCAATACCTTGTTCAACTTGATGACTGCCATAACAGATGCAGGAAGAAGGTTTGCTAGTACTGCCGATCTTAATGTAGGTGATGTAAATCCAAATGCTCCCGTTGGGTCTACAGTTGCGTTGATTGAACAAGGTAGCAAATCATTTAGTGCTATACATAAGAGACTGCACTATTCACAAGGACAAGAATTTAAGTTACTTGCAAAATTAAATGCAGAATATTTACCACAAAGTTTTGAGTTTGCACAAAGTGGCGTATCCACAACTGTATTTGCAAGAGACTTTGATGGCAGAATAGATGTAATACCAGTCAGTGATCCTAACATATTCAGCACTGCACAGAGAATTGCACAAGCTCAAGCAGTATTACAGATGGCACAGTCAGCACCTCAACTACATGATCAGTATGAGGCGTTCAAAAGAATGTATGAAGCCATACGCATAAACAATATAGATGAGATACTAAAGAAACCAGAAGAGGCATCTAAGCTAGACCCAATAACTGAAAATATGAGTTTGATGTATGGTAAACCCATAAGAGCATTCCCAGAACAAGACCATGATAGTCATATTGCAGTACATATGCAGTTCATTAGCGATCCATCATTAGCTGGAAACCCTGGTGCTAGAGCTATGCAACCATTACTAATTGCACATATAGCAGAGCATATAGCGTTATTGTACAGGCAGCGGATGCAATCTAGTATCAATATGTCACTACCAAATATGCCTGATCTGCGTGATCCTAAATTTAAGTTTGAAGATATTGATCCACAACTTGACATGATTATAAGTCAGAGAGCAGCAGAGGTAGTTAATTCTGCACCACAAATGGAAGCCATCAAACCACTTATAGCTATGTCTAAACAACAACAAGCACAAAACCCATTACAGTATGCACAAGAACTTGCTAAACTAGAGGCACAAGCCTTAGAAGCTAGGACAAAAGTACAAATACAAGCAGACCAAGCTAAAGCACAACAGAAACTAGCAATCAATGAGGCAGAAGCCAAACAAGATATGCAAATAGAACAAGCCAAGTTACAACAAGAACTACAAGCTAAAGTGCAAAAGCTAGAATTAGAATTACAACTAGAGAGAGAAAAGAACGCAATCAAACTACAAAAGGAGCTAAGATAATGCCAATCGTAATAATGCCAAATGGTGAGATGGTAGATTCAGTAACTGGTAACCCAGTAAATACACCAACACCAGTTCCAAATAATATGGGTGAATTTATTGCAAATAGACCAATGAGACAAACAACTGGAGCCTCATTAACTCCACAAGAATTAGAGGTTGCACAAGGTTACATAAATAGAGAAACTGGATCAGCAATGACTGATTTAGAAAAAGTACAAATGCTAATGGATATGGGATTAGATGAAGCCACTGCAATAGAAGCAGTTGCTATGGAAAAAAATATGCCACCAGTCGATCCAAGACAATTTAGTGGTCAACAAGCACCAATGCAAGAAGGTACACCTATGCCAACTCAACAGATGCAACCACAAATGGTCAATCCACCAATGGGTGCTTTAAGTGGCGTTCCAACAGGTGCTACAATGCCAATGCCTATGCAAAGACCACAAGATTTAATGATGAGAAACAATCCTATGGGTCAAGATAGAACATTTAATCCTAGAGATGCAATAAATTCTTTCAATGCTCCTAATACATAAGAGGTAGTTATGGCAGTAGGGGATAACATAGGAGCTTTAGGTGGGTTGGGTAGCCTAACTCAAGATGAGTTTAGTGATTTATCTAAAGGATTACAAAGCACAAACAATCCTATAGGAAGTATTATGGGATACGATGTTACACCACAGACTGCTTTAACCACTGCATTAGGATATGTAGCACCACCTTTATCTGTGCCTATGACAGTTGGTAATATGATTGGGAGTTACAATGTCAATCAATTAGCAAATCAAGCTATGAACAAACCTACAGATGTTTTATCAGGATTTAGTGGAAAATCATTGACAGATTTAAGGTCAGAAATAGATGCAAATAACGATAAAAATATTACAGACACAGAAGTGCAAAATTATGGAATGAGCAAAGGACTTACTGCTTACACTGTAGGGTTAAATCCAATGCAAGGCTACAAGCCAAATACAATAACAAAAACAAATATTACAAATGTAGACCCAACTGGACTTGGTGTCACTAATTCTGCAGTAGGATCAACTGGAGATTTAGGTGGTGGAAAAGGTGTTGGATATAGCGGAAGCACTGGGGGATTTCTTGGGTTTGGCAAATCACCAGGTGTGAACGAATCTGGCCCGACTGGTCTTGGTAATACAGAGCAGACTGGAGCACAAACATCAATTAAAAATACTAAAGATTTAAGTAAATCATTTGCTGACGATGCTGCTTCTGCTAGTGGCGATGATGGCACATATATATGTACTGCACTATACGAAATGGGCGATATGAAAAAATATATTTACAAATATGATCAAGTATATGGAAAGAGAGTTGACCCAAATATCTATCGTGGATATTGTTTATGGGGTAAATATGTAGCTACAAAAATGAGAGACAAAGGTATTGTTTACAAGATAGCAAAGCCTCTAGCTCTAGCATGGGCAAAACAAATGGCATTTGATTTATCTAAAGGTAGATATGGAAAGAAAAGCAAGGTTGTTAAAGTAGTTAGTCGTATAGGTGAGAGCATATGTTATGGACTAGGATTTGTAGCCAACTTAAAAATTAAAAAAGGAGTAAAATATGGCTGATATTAATGTAGAAAACATGGATGAAAATGCTGAACTATTCATGGAAAAAATGGGGTTTTCTCACGATTCGCCAGGATTGGAGTTAACGCCAGATCAGCTAGTTAACTTTCTATTATTATGTTATCAAGGTATGGTTCTTCCAGACGAAGAAGAAGAGATGGAAGAAGAGCATATGGATGGCGATATGAAAGTCAAAGTAATGAAAGTAGATAGTGGCGATATGCGTGGTGTCATGGATGAGATACTAGGTCATGGGTCACCAAAGGTGGGGATGTAATTATGCCAGGAAAAGTATACTCAAAAAAACAAATGAAGATAGCTAACGTAGCAAAGCCAAGAAACAAGTTGACTGGTGCTGATTTTAAAAAACTAGCTAATCTTAAAAAGAAAAAGACTAAATCTAAGATGGCATAAATGGCTTCTGTTCCAATTAAACCATTTCTTAAAAAGTTTCTTACAGATAACTTTAAGCCATTATTTAGCAGTAATGAGCTTGGAGCTTTAGGAAATATTGCGACTAGCGACCAACTAAAAAAAGAATTTGGTGCATTACCAAGATTTGAAATGACTGGTAGTGACATATTAGATGCTCTTGGCAACAAAACAAGAGCTATTGATATGACTAAGAAAAATTTTCCACCATTTCAAAGACAATATACTGGATTAGTCAGAGACCCACTAAAAGATTACAGATTAAATTTTGGAGTTGGAGCTTTGCAAAAAAGTCCAACACTAGCTACAGATGCATCAATGCTACAAGGAAAAACCATAGTGCCCTTAGTAGGCGATAGAACAAGTAGAGATGTTATCATTTATGGTATAGATGATCTTAAATTTGAGAACCCAATAAGAACGCATGGGGGAATACAATTTATGGATGATTCAGATCAAGGTTGGGCATCTATGCAGAGTTTATTAAAAAAATTAGATGATAAATTACAAACAGTTGAGCAAATGGGTGGAAAGCCAGTAGGCATGACAACAACTATGGGTGAAAGGTCTGGTGACTTTTCTTTAGATACTGCAAATGTAATTATTGAATCATTAAGAGTAAAGCCAAACACAAAGAAAAATCTTAATGAAATGACAAAAATCATTAAAAATCAAACATTTAGAAAAAAAGATAAAGTATCACAACCATTTAAAGATATACCAAATCTCAACAATATTGATGAATTTGCTACATATTTTAGAAAATTGCCTGGAACGACAAGAGTAGCGTTAGTTGAACAATTCGACAAAGATGTACTACAGAAGTTAGGAGCACCAGACATAGGTAAAATTAGAATTGCTACATCAAATCCAGGTTTATTAGACGCAGATCAACTAGGTATGGGTGGTAGATTTACAGACATTAAATCAGGTATGACACCTAGTATACACCCATCATATGACACAAAAATATCCAAAGCACCAGGAGCAGAAGTATTTACATTTGATACTACAATACCTAAAACTATAATGCTGAGAGAACCCATGAAAACAGTTAGAGCAGAGGGTAAAGGTTTAGGAGCTTTTGCATCTATGCCTGCTGATTTAAGAAAAATGCAATTGAACCTTCCAGTTCAGCCAGTTGATCAACAATTAGTTGACGAAGCATCTAAGTACTTAGAAATAAAAAGAAATCTAGGCGATAAAGAAGCCTATGAGTATGCACAAAAACTAATCCCAGCTACATAGGAGTTGTTATGGCAGAGAAAAAGAAAGCTAAGAAAAAAAGTGGATCAATTCCAACTAACAAGGCTTTGTATAATAGAGTGAAAGCAGAAGCAAAGCGTAAGTTCGATGTATATCCGTCCGCTTATGCAAATGCCTGGCTTGTTAAGACATATAAGAAGCGTGGTGGGGGTTATAGGTCAGCGTAATGGCAAAGTCTA